CGCCGCCTATTACGATGCGCTGCTCACGCATAAATTGAGCACGTTTAACAGCGCGATTGTAACGCAGCTATTCCAGAATGACGAAGATGCGGAAAAGCGTATTGCGAAACTCGAAAAGGCGGCCACGAAATAATGCGACGTTCATTCCCGAAAGGGCACCCAAAGTACGGCGGACGCAAAGCCGGGACTAAGAGTAAGCAAACGTTATGGGTGCTTGAGTCCCTGAAAGCGCACGGCGTCGATTATGAAAAGATGCTGGCCGATGCGCTGAAGCGTGCCGAAACTGGCGACGAATTCGCGCTTGAGTTATTGGACCGTCTGGCGAAGCTGGCGCCGCATATCGCTAACAAGCCGAAAGAAACGGTCGGCATGGAAGGTATCGAGGGGCTTGTGATTAAGCCTTACGATGAAACGAAGCCAGAAGATAAGCCGAAAGCGTAGTCTGCCGTGCCGCAGATTATATTCCAGCCGCACAGGCGGCAAATGGAAGTATTGCAAGATGGCCGTGACTATGTGCTGGCGGTTGCCGGGAAGCGCGGCGGAAAGTCTGTCGTCGCCGCCGTCAAGTTCATTACGAAAATAGCCGCCGATCTGAAAAAGGGCGTGCACGGGGATTACCTGATTTTAGGCCCCACCTATGGGTTGCTCCGCAACGGGACAATTCCGACGCTAATGAAATACTGGCCTAAAAAGCTAGGCGTTTATCGTAGGTCTGAGTCCCGCGTTCAGCTTCCAAACGATCCGGACGGCCAGGAACATTTTGTTTACATCCTTTCGGCGGACGAGCCAGACCGCATTGAGGCGTTCGGTATCCGTGGCGCGTGGATGGACGAGGCGGGCCAGTTCCGCCAAGAAGTTTGGCAAAAGGTTCAGCAACGTATGACGACGGAGGTCGGTACGACCGGATGGGTTATCTTTTCGACCACACCCTACGGTTTGCCGACCTCGTGGCTAAATACTGACCTGATCCAGCGCCGGGATGAAATGCCCTGGGTTGGATATCACAACTGGTCCACGCTAGACAATCCGTTCATAGACCATACCGCTATCGAGCGCGCGCGGCTGACTATGAACGAGCAAATATATAAACGCGACGTGCTCGGCACATACACGAATATTGACGGGCTTATATATCCCGACTTTAACCGCCTAGAAGATGGCATTAAGCCGTTTGGTATCCCCGCCCACTGGACGATTTTCGCGGGCATGGATTACGGGTTTACTGACCCGACCTGTATATTGATCATCGCGAAAGACCCTGAAATGGGCGTTTTCTATGTGATTGACGAACTTTACAAGTCCAAGGGTTCGTTGCAAGAGCATCAGGCGTTTTTGGAGAAGTGGCGCGGGCGCCTGAAACTTTGTCTTTACGATCCGTCCGCCGTTGGTTATTGCTCGGAATTGCAGCGCCTTACCAGCATGAACCTTGTCGCCGCCGACAACGGGGTTGAAGCTGGTATATCGCGCGTGACTCGCCTGGTTAAAACGCAGCGCCTAAAGGTATTTAACACCTGTGACAATTTGTTGCGAGAAATGGAGAGTTATGTATATGCCGAGGGGAAGAATAAGCCCGCGCACGAAAATTCACACTCTCCGGACGCTCTGCGATATGCCTTCAGTAAAGATTTGCTGGGAATATACCCCGAGCTTAAACGATTGCAAGCCGCCGAGGATTTCAAAAAGTGCTTCAACGATAAAGGCGAATTCGTGCCGCCGGCTAAAACGATGTCGCAAATCTTCGATCTAAAAGACCCTAAGAATAAACGTAAGCCTAAATCAGAAAAAGAGCCACACGAAGCAATGGAATATAAACCGAATTTTCAGCCTTGGAGCGTAGAAGAATGGTAGATAACGGCAGTGAAACCGGCGTGAAGGACGCGCTTCAGGACACGCTAAACCAAGAGGGCGCTGAAGATTTGGCGCAGATGGATTCTAGCCCGATAGAGCTTACCAGCCCGGACGCGAGCGCGCTTCAGGGCGCGGTATTGGACGAGTTTAACGCCGCGCTGCAAAAACAAATGCTCGACAAACTCATGGGTGATTTTGTGCGCCGCGAGGATTGGCGCCGCCCATATGAGCTTTTGTGGTGGCAGATATATTTGCTTTTCATGTCCGGCCAGGTTGCGTCAAAGACGCCGAGCCGCGCGAAGGTTTTCATACCGATATGCTATCAGATTATTGAGGCCGCGACGCCTAAGCTGATTTCGTTTTTGTCGGATAACGATTCGCAGTTCGATGTAAAACCGACGGACATCAAAGAAGCGGATATCGCCGATAACGTTAAGCGGTTGATTCAGGATCAATTGAGCAAAGCGCGTTTTGGTCACAAATACGAGGCGTTTGTTAAACAGTTATTGATGTACGGCACCAGCTATTTCTTTGTCGATTGGAAGGTTCGATGGGCCTGGGTTTGGGAGCGCGTGCCGCAAACCACAACCAAGATGGACCCGGAAACCGGCGTCAATATTCCCACGACCAAGTTTGTCAATCAGAAGTCATATAAGATCGTCGAGCGGCGCCCGGAGGTTACGTTCTTAGATATATTGGACGTTTTCCCCGCGCAGGATTACCCGACCGTGGAGGATCAACCGGGCATTTTTATACGCCGGTTCATGAACAAGGATGAATTTGAATCTCGTTGTCAGGGTAGTCAGCCGTATTTTACGAATCTTCAGCCCGTCCAAGACGGCGGCACCTCTAACAAGTACCAAGAAACCCGCCAGTGGCGCAAATCAGCGCGCGGCGAAGTTTCTACTGTTCAAAGTTCCCAGGTCGAGCTTATCGAATATTGGGGACCGTGGGATATTGACGGCAGTGGGAATCCTTGCGAGTGTCAGATCGTCATTGCGAACCGGGCTACCGTCGTTCGAGCGGTTGCCAACCCCTACTATCATCAGCGACGGCCCCTCATCAAAGTTTGTTTTACTAATGTACCCGGTGAGTGGTATGGAATGGGCCTTATTGAGCCAGTCATATCTCTACAGAATGAATTAAATACAGTTCGCCGCCAGCGCTTAGATAACGTTAACTTGATGATCAATCGCATGTGGAAAGTTCTTTCCACGGCGGACGTGGATATTGACAAACTTACCGCTGCCCCCGGCGGCATTGTGCTCACGGATAACATGGCTGCTATTGAGCCATTGCCCCCCCAGGATATAACTCAGAGCGCATACGCCGACGCCGAAAAGATCGTTCAGGATATGTTTAACGCGACGATCCCTCCGACGCTCACTGGCAGTATCGATGATATGAAGGGCATGGGCGGTAGCGCCGGCCTCGGCGTGGCGCGCGTCGCCGTGTCGCAAGCCCTAGAAAAATTCGCAACCGCCGCGAAGAACGTCGAGGAAGAAGGCGTTAAGCGCGTTTTAGAGTTGTTTTATCAACTCGATTTGCAATATCTCGATAACGAGGAAGTATTGCGCGCGTTCTATGGGGATATATTCCCGAAAGCCCTAGACGGCACGAGCCTGGTTACCCCCGCTATGATTCGCGGGCAAGTTAATTTCACCATGACAGTGTTAAGCGAAATGGTGAATAAGGACGCAAAAGTTAACCAAATGGTTGCCTTTTTCTCGACCTTCCAGGCGGTGCTAGCGGACCAATCAAAAGAAACAATTGCAAAGCAAATTTGGGAACTAGAGGGCTTTGACGCGGATGAAATTCAGGTTCAGCCGACGGCACCGCCAATGGGTTTACCCGGTGCGCCGCCGATGGGTATGCTGCCGGTTCCGGGGGCGGGGCCCAAGGGCGGTTTGCCGGTGGGCGTGCCGTCCAATACGGTGCCGATGACGCCGAGCCAAACGGCGCAAGCGGGCGCGGCAATATTGAAGCAAGCTGGGCAGACCAATATCAATCTTCCAGGCAACCATAATACGGCGATAGGCCCACAGGGATAATCGGGATTGTTATAGAAAAATATAACAAGGGGGACGGGGATGAGTTACGAGGATATATTGCGCGATGAATATTCGACGCAAGACGATAAAGAGATCGCCGCAAAGTTAATGGCCCTTGAGTCACAGGCGCACGAGGGCGCGCTGTTTGAGGATTGGATGCGCCACGGCGCGGGGCAGAAGTTCGCAAAGTATTTAGAGTCACAGATCACATTGGCAAAGAACGATTGGTTGTCGGCGGAAGATCGCCAAGCCGCCGAGAATATCCGTATCCAAGCTCAGGTTTACGCAAAGATCAAAGCGTGGATATATTCGCAGATTCAAACCGGAAAAGTAGCGGGGACCGAAATTAAGAAGTTTTCGGATGAGGGAACTAGACTGAACGGCCTTATACGGCTGCCACAGTAACGCCCCGAAAAGGACAAGCAAGGAGACAGCCATGTCAGAGGTATCGAAAGTCAGTCTGGGAAGTATTGCCGAACGCGCGGAAAAACTTGAAGCCGAGAAACCCGCTGAAACTAGCGCAGAATCGACCGTTGAAACTACCGAACCGGCTAAAACAGAGCCAGTTTTAGAGAAAAAGACTGAACCAGCTAAAACGGAGCCAGTTTTAGAGAAAAAAGTGCCGAATGACCCCGACGAATTGCGGAAATGGAATACGAAGGTATCCATGGAGCTATCGGACGTTAAAAAGCAGTTGCAATTACTGGCCGAATCGCTGAATAAGGTGTCTAAAAAGCCGGTTGACTGGAAAGAACTAGCAAAAGACCCGGCGAAGCTACAGGCCGCCGTCGAAGCGCAGCAAAAAGAGGCGATTGGCGAGGTCGAATCGAAATATAACGAGCAATTGGCCGCCCGCGACCATGAAATCGTCGAAAGCGAGAAAGAGCGCCGGCTGCACGACCCGAAATACCCGCGATGGGGCGAGTTAATGCCGAAAATGATTTCGCTCGCGGTTAACGGTGACCGCCGGATTGACTTTACCAAGCCGCCAAAGCAGTGTTTGGACCAAATGTACGAGGTTGCAAGCAGCGAGACGCCCGCAGGATCAACCCAGGCCGCGCCGGTTAGCGCCACGGGGCCTAAAACCTTCAGTGAGGCGGATATTGCCGCCGCGAAGGAGGAGGCCCGCAAAGAGGCCCTAGCGGAGGCCCAGAAGGGTCTAGCTGCCGAGCAAAAGGGTGCGAGTGTGGCCGGGATGGGTAAGAGCGCTCAAAAGGGCAAGGGTAGCGATGTCAAAGACGCCGCCTGGAAGATGCCGCTCAGCGACTTGAAGGCCGCACTTCAGCAAGCGTCAGATAAATAGAATTCGCGGTTAGATGCACTGGCGTGCATACCTGGCCCATAACCAGGCTCTAGGTTGGTTCGATTCCAACAACCGCAACGATTTGTAGTGCTAGACAGCCCCGCAAGGACAAGCCCGCCTAGTAGAGCGTAACCCCCAGGTTGTAACTGGACACGGTGAGATATCAAGGGTAACGGACAAATATACATATAGATATATCAAAGTGTAGATATATCGATACGTTTAAGTATATCCCGCGAGCGTAGATATCGGTAGCAGCTTTAGAGCTATTTACTCATTGTAGCTAGTCAACCTGATTGCAGATATCGCGCTGCATCAGTATCGAATTCAGAAGGTATATAATGTCTCTCAATCTTAATCTCACCTCAACGAGCGGGCTTAACGACGCCTCGGCCATTTTCTATGACCGCAAGCTCTTAACCCGCCTTATGTTCAACCTGTTTCTCCAAGAGAGCGCCGAAAAACGGACGCTCCCGAAGGGTAACGGTACACAGATTCAATTCCTCCGCCCAGCGAACCTTGCGGCTATCACCTCGGCCCTCACGGAAGGCACGAACCCGAACGGTCAAAGCTGGCAGTCCACAAAAATCCTGGCGACCCCCGTGCAATACGGCGGATATATCGCCTATTCGGATCGCCTCATGTTGGAAGCGTATGACAATATCACGGAAGCCATGCACGACGTTCTCGGCTATCAAGCCGGACTGTCGATGGATACCATTGCGCGAATCGCTCTGGCTGGCAACGTGACCACGCAGTACACGGGCACGGCGACGAGCGAAGCCACGGTTTCTGTTGCGACCGCCGCCGTTGACTTCCGCAAAGCCGCGAAAGCCTTGAAAACGCTTGCTGTTCTGCCTTTCGAGGATGGCTGTTTCCGCGCGGTTATTCACCCCGCGACCTCGGCTGATCTTCAGGCCGATTCCGCCGCCGGTGGATGGCTGGACGTCAATAAGTACGTTTCAATCGCATCGGAGCATGACAAAGTGCTGACCGGCGAAGTGGGTAAGTTAGTCGGCGTTCGGTTCCAAGAGTCGCAGAACATTCTTACCGGTACGGGCGCGGCTAGCGCGGTCACGTATCACAGTATGGTATTCGGAAAAGAAGGCTTTGGTTCGGTTGACGTTGCGAACCAAGGAATTCAAAAGATCGTTCACCAACCGGGCGACAGCGGCGTTTCTGATCCGTTGAACCTCAATGGAACGATTGGATGGAAGGCTTACGCGGTGTTCCCGATCCTCGATGCAAACCGCATTGTGGAGATTATCGGAACAAGCAACTACTAAGCAGGGGATAGTAGCTTAACGCAATAAAAGAACTCGGCAACGGTTCACTGATTCCCCCCTCTCTATCAGTCTTAACGTGCCACTAATTTTCAAGGAGATATAACCATGATGCCCCCGATGCCGCCTACGTCTCAACCGCCCGTGCCTGCGCTTCCTGCGGCCTCCGCGCCAACAATGAATTGTCCGCATTGCGGCAAGCCGGTTACGCTCCAAAAGCCGCCTACGGTTGCCCCAAAAGTGCCCGCGAAGAAAAAGAACGCCGCGAGCGCCCCAATGGACGAGCTAAAAGAAGTCCTGAAGGATAAATCCGATGGAAATGACTAATCAAGCTCCCGGTGCGCCAAAGCAGATCAAGATATCGCTCGCTGATTTGCCGCCGGGGACGGGTGAGGGCGATAGCCTTACGGTGAAAGTTACCAACGTGAACCAGGCCACCGGCGTTGCGTTTTTATCCGCCGATAGCCCGCAGCCGTCACAGTCAGAGCCGGAGGAAGATACGCAGCCGGAAAACGAAAGCAACCCAAAAGATACGAGCGTCCTGCTCGGTCCAATGGACGGGCTGAAAAATTATCTAGTTAAGAAAAGTATGGACGCGCCTAGCAATTCTGGCCGCTAGACGAGAGGGAGGGGGATATGTCAAGGACGTTATCAACACACGAGTTTATGCGGCAGTTACGGGTATTGAATCCAGCGCTCAGAATATGCGCGTTTGAAAATAGCAATCACTTGGCCGGGCTATACCACATCGATTCAGCCGGTGAATATCAGGATATATGCGGCGTCGATAAGGACTATGTACCCGAATATACCGAATGGGACGCCAAGGGGCATATCGTTAAATCGGGCTGGCGGCGCGTGTTTATCGCGCTGTTAGATTTCAGATTAACTACCCCGCAGAAAGTCAGTAAGGTTTGCCCCGGCTTTTTCCTCCATAGGACACAAGCATATGTCGATGCGGATAGGCGCCGCGTTTTACTCGGCGACGAGATACAAGCAAAGATTCAGAAGTATTCAGAAAACGCACCAATTAGATCGTGGCGCGACCCGGATACTGGCAAGGTTGAAACGGGTACGGTTCTTACCGACGAGCAAAATTTAGAAGTCGCAGCCGATATTCGGGCGCGCGACGATCAATACACGAAAGAACAAGCTGAAAAGGAACGTTGGTTCCTCCAAACCTGGCAAAAACGGGGCGGCGACATAGCCGATAAACCAACAATTTAGGAGACAAAAATCATGGCAGCTTTTACGAAGGCGTTTTATCAGGACAATTCGGGCGTTGCGCTCACCGGCGCGTTTGTGGCGGTAAATTTCGGCGGGACGCGCGGGGATAGCGTGTTTATCTGTAATGACGAGGCCAGCGGCGCAAATACCGTCATATGGAGTTTCGACGGCGTAACCGTTCATGGCGTAGCTAAAGCCGCGGAGAAATTCGAGTTAAAGAATTTGAGCCTTCGCGGAATCTACTTGAAGTTTGGGACCGCCGCCGCAGCCTACCGCCTTATCGCAACAATGAGCAACGGCTAACATGACCGGCCAAGATATCGCTAACCTAGTTCGCGCGGAAGTCATCGAACCGAATCCCGCGTTTTTCACCGCGACCACGCTATTGAACCTTATCAATAGCGCGCAGCGTAACTACGTGCGCCGAACGCGCTGCCTCCAAAACTTTGCTACGACTAGCACGGTTCAAGGGCAAGCGGATTATCCGATGCCCTCTGACTGGTTGGGCTCTGAAAAGGTTCTGTATAACGCGGCTGTGAATGGCGTGGATAACTGGTATCCGTTGATCCCTACTTCAATTGAAAAGCTATCGCAAGAAAACCCTAACTTTCTTTCAAGTGATAGCACGCAGCAAGGGGCGCCCAAAAAGTATTACATCGTCAATAAGACGCTTTATGTTTACCCGCGCCCGTTGACGAGCGGTTCAAGCGACCTCTATATGTTTTACGAGTCAAAGCCTATTACCTTAACCTCGCTGGCCTCATCGCTTAGTATTGACGATAGTTTGGCCGATGGCGTCGAGGCGTACGTGCTCTGGAAAATGTGGAAGCAGGACGGCGAGGACCAATTAGCCCAGGAGCAATTAGACCGATTCGAGCGAGAAGTCGGCCAAGGTTTGAAGTGGAAAAAGAAACAAGTTTTAGACGGTAAATGGAAGATCGATATTGAGTCATTCGTGCCCTTTGGTTATGGCACTACTAGCAGCGTGGCCGGGGGCGGTATCAATCCGCTTAATCTATGAAAATATATTGCAACGATTCATTTACGGGTATCACTGGTAGCGTCAAGGTCCAGCTTTTTGATGAGCATGGAACCCTGGTCCAGTCACGCGAGGAGCATAATCTCGTTGTTACAGTCGGAAAGACCGCACTCGCCACGTGGCTTACCGGGGCACAAGCAAGCGGGTTTATGCAGTGGATCGCCGTCGGCTTTGGCACCACTTCCCCACTCTCCGGCGATACCGCGATGCAATCTGAAACGGGTACGCGCGTATCGGGCACGCTAACAAGCGCGTCGAATACGCTCACGAATACCGCGACTTTCCTACCCGGTAACGGTACGGGCGCAATTACCGAATTCGGATTATTTTCCGCATCCTCTAGCGGGACGATGTTTTCCCATCAAGTCCAGGCCGCCTATAACAAGCGCGCGGTAGATACGCTCGTAGTCACTTGGTCAATTAGCTTTAACTAACAGGAGTTATCAATATGGCTGGAAAATGGCCCACAGTTGCGACGGACGCTGATCTTTACGTCGCCGTTAATGAACTTCAAAATAATCTAGCAAGCGCGGTTGACGCGGTAGTGACTACGCTGCCGCTTAACTCGGCGACGGGTTTCCCTACCGTTGGCCTCGTTCTTATCGATAACGAGGTTATTAAGTACACAGGTATATCGACGAATAGCCTTACTGGTTGCACGCGCGCATTTGATGGCACGACCGCAGCCGCCCATAGTTCTAGTGCGGTTGTTAGCTTTGCGAATATGGCCGCGCATCATAACGTTACAAAAGACGAGATTGAGGCTATAGAGGCCGATCTCGCCAATGTGCTTACGGCGATCACCGGCGCGTCGCCCGCGTCTACCGCTGCCTCAATCTATGCCCGCTTTCAGCAAATGACGCAGCAAATTAAAAACGCTTTGGGTACGACGAATTGGTATGACGCGGTAGGAACCAGCCTCGCGGCTACGGTTTCGACGGCGAATACCGCGCTCGC